GCCAGGACTATCTCGATTACTGCTTGGTAGATGGCGAGGAGATCAGGTGATAAAGCTCCCAAGAGCCCTAGGTCATATCTGACACACGTAGCAGCTATCGACAGACGCGCTTCAGCCGTGAGTCGAAGCTCGCCCATGAATAGCTGGGAGTCAACGAGCTGGTCAGTCAAGACCCTGTCCTTCCATCTTGAGATGCAGTCGTTGACATAGTTGGAGACTCTGCCTCTTAAAACGAGTAAGATATCTAGCTCACTAGCGTAGGAGGAGAGTAGATCGTTCCAGTCACGTTGTCTCTGACGGAGTCGTAGATCGAAAGTCGTGTTTCGGAACATCGCCAAACCATCCTCCTGAGCCGTCCCGAGAAGAGATTCAATCCTTAATACTGGATGACCAATCGTACCATTTAAGCGCCTCACTGACATGCCTATCGTTGGAAATTCGACGAATCGATCACCGAGGTTGATGAACAATGTTCGGTCATCGACGTACTGAGCCGGGCTCTGGTCCAATATGATTGATTGGGTCCCGGTGTGATCCGGAACGCTCGCAAACATCGCCAGATCAGGTCTCGTATGCATCAATCTCAAATCCATACTCCCCAACACCTCATCGGGGGAGGCGATTTGATCATCTATCGGATCTACGTGGAATACAATCTTCCCTGGTTCTATCACAATCTCTCGAGCATGTGTTGCTGCGAGTCCAAAGCGGACAAAAGATGCATCAGCAGGTGAGACCACCTCGCCAAGTCTATCTATAGTACCCACGGCCATAGTAGAGTAGGATTCTCTCACCATATCCAACAAGTCTTCACAGTCCATCCGATCAAATCTGTTGTTCAGGAATTCGGTTAGTAGAGATTCGGTTGTCTTCGAAGGAACAAACATAGGTGAATTGGGATTCAAGCTTGCCGCGAAAGTTGACCCTATCATAAGGTCCACCCTCTGAGGCTGTGTGAACCTCAGACGACGCACTCTCCTTAATATCTCTCCATTTGGGGATCGACTTGTTACTGTTTTCATCTCAGTGATGCTTAACAGGAAGGTTTTGGTGCTCTCCGACTGGATGAGTGAACCCTCTTGATTCAAAGCACTGATAAGGTCTCTGTACGCGTTGGCTGCCAACACCTCCTGCATTTGTGAACAGACACTTCTTGTTGAGTTGACTCTAGTCAAAAAGT